GAAAACCTACATAGAGGGGCCATTTGGCTCATAAGTAGGGATAGTGATTTTCTCAGGCATTGTCACTGCCCTTCTCTTTTCAAGAGATTCATACGTTTCCGATTTAGGACCTTGCGGTCTTGGTGGATTAGTACTCATCTTATGATAGTGTGATTTCACTAACTCTGACAACGGTTTTAGTCGTGCACGAGGCGTCTTAGTGGGGGAAATCCCAAGCTTCCGCTCAAGAACGCTAAGCGTAGATGGTTTGACTCCATCCTTTCCTTGCTCCCTTTGGGTCGCAACATAACCTGGTAACAGGGTGTCTGCACTCAATTCCGCTGTGATAAATGCTGGTTCAGCTTTATCATACTGTTCGATAATACCTGTCTTGTCGACAGGATAGACTCTTTCTGAGGTCCATGCGTTGTAAAACTGTGTAACAGTTCTATGTGGCATCCCCTCAAAGAGGTTTTTAAGTCTATAGGTGTCAGCCCAGCGCTGAGACACACCATTATCTTCTGACTCAAGTTTTCTTATGACTTGAATGAGTTCACCTATTCGTGTGTGAAGGCTCTTCCCTTCAGGGTTGAAGCCAAGACCACCAAACTGGGTGGGCACCGAAGCTAGACGCGCTAAGACTTTACGCTGTCTGCTTGGGAACAGTCCAAAGGCTTGACGACCCTTGTACTGTTTTGCCACTTCGACGAAATTATCATCGGAGTACTCCCTCCACTTGAACTGACGAAGTATTTTATCCTTTCGGATTATGCGGCTTGCAAATTCCGCAACTTCTAAGTTAGAGAGGCTCTTGTCATTCGAAACCTTACATCCCAACTCATCTACCATGATTTCACGGTAGATATCCTCAACCCTAGCATCCATGACGATGTCATCTCCTAGGATACGGTACTTTAAGTCTTCCCCTTGGGCTAGCAACCCTCGGCTAATGGCTCCGCTCTTCACCGCTAACATCACAAAGTGATGTGACAGTGCAAAAGCAGGAAAAGAAGGACCTAAACCTAAGGGTTGCCCCTTAGTCCAGCTTATCCACTTCAAATCTTTTGATTCTGGTGGTAAGTGCAATGGGTTCACAAACCATTTGCGTCTGGATACCTCGCGGAAATACTCTGCGAGAACCGAATACTCAGTCCCTTGGACCATACGTTC